CCTTAGTGCCGATCGGTGCTTTTGGCGATGCCGCAAACATCACCAAAGTCGCTGCAAGTATCCACCAAGAGACCGAAGAAGTAGTGTTAAATGAAGAAGTAACCCCAGTAGAGGAGAAACCAGAAATGTCAGAAGCAACCGTCCCAGCAGTCGAGGCAACCATCCCTACTGCACCAATTTTCGCACAAGCCAAAAAAGAATTTGTTTTGCCAAGCGCAGGCGAATACATGGCCGCTTACCACATCGGTGGCGACACGTTTGCAAACATCAACAAGTCTGTTGCCGAATACAGCGCGTCAAAGAAAACAGCATTGCAAGCAGCTGCCGGTGACGTGCTTACCACAGACACACCTGGCCTTTTGCCAATCCCCGTACTCGGACCATTGGTTCAGGACCTCAACTTCTTGCGTCCAGTAGTTGATGTTCTTGGAGCTCGCGCTTACCCAGATGGCGGACAGTCAAAGACATTCATTCGCCCAACGATCACCACGCACACCAGCGTTGCCGCACAGTCACCAGAATTGTCTGGAGTATCAGCAACAACGATGGTTATTGCATCAAACTCGGTCAGCAAGACCACCCTCGCAGGACAGGTCACTTTGTCAGTACAGGACATTGACTTCACGTCACCTGCTGCAATGGGATTGATTTTGAATGACTTGATGGGCGAATACATGATCGCATCAGACAACCTTGCAGCAGACAACTTGCTTACCGCAGCAACATCATCTGGTGTATGGGACGGAACAGTTGCCGATCTGCTTAAGTCTGTGTATGACGCAGCAAGCGATATCTCAACTGGCCGTAACTGGTTGCCAACGCACATGTTCGTGTCAGTTGACGTCTGGGCGCAATTGGGCCAGCTCCTCGGCTTGGATGGACGACCATTGTTCCCGCTGATCGCAAACGGTCTCTCGGGTTACAACGCCCTTGGCGCTCAAGATGCAACATCATGGAACGGCAACCCACTCGGATTGCAATTGGTAGTTGACAGCAACTTTGCTGCAAAGACCATGGTCATTACCCGCGTAGGTCAAGGCCAAGGCGATGCGTTCGAATACTACGAATCAATCCGTGGTCTGATGAGCGTTGAAGTACCTGCAACTTTGGGACGCACAATGTCGTTCCACGGTTACGCATCAACCTTTGCTGCAATCCCAGGAATGATTCGCAAGATCACCCAGGCTTAGTCGAGAGCGGAGCAACCGCTCATGGCTACATACACAGTTACTAACAAGTATCTGGTTGACAATTTTGCCGTACTGCAACTTCTGACCCCATCGGAAATTGCAGTCGGCAGTTCAATCACGGTATCTGCGGTTGACGCAACGTTTAACGGCACGTTTACTGTTCGCGCATTGCCACAGTTTTTGTTTGTTGGCATAGACGATCAAGGTGATTTGCTTTACGACTATGACACCCCGATCGCCGATCAAGTGTTGTACGCCAAAACCGCTAGTGACGTTGACCGAGTCGCGGCGTCTGGAACCGTGTCTTATGCGCCAGTTTGCACATGGGTAACGGCCTCGGATGTTATGACTTACCTTGGCATCACGATTACTAACCCGTCAGATGATTACACCCTGCTCACGCAGTCGGTGTCGGCTGGCAACCAGTTTTGCTATCGCAGGCGTCAAGAGAGCGGTTATATCGACTCTCTAACGACCTCACCGGGCGGAGATGCAACATTAGGCGCTTTGATGTATTGCGCGGCTCTGTGGCGCTCTAGAGGGTCAATAGAGGCAACGTACGCCACCTTTGACGGCATGGGTTCGGCACCACAGCAAAGCCTGACCCCGATCGTCAAGCAGCTGCTTGGCATCCCACGTCCAGCGGTTGCCTGATGTCGTACACCGACCTGTTCAATGAAGCGATTGATGACGTCACAGCAACGCTGACCGCTGTGTCTGGACTCCGCGTAACAAATGACCCAACAAAATTAATTCCCAATTCGGTCTATTTAGAAGCCCCAAGTTTCACAACATTTGCTGGTAACGGCAACGTGGTGCGCATGGAGTTCCCAATCAAAGTTATTGGCTCTGGGCCTGCAGGTCTGCCGGTACTTAGATCAATCTTGAGCATTGTGGCAAGCGTGCTTGGCTCATCAATAATCGTTATGAGTGGTCGTCCGTCAAGCCTCGAAATAGGTGGCGCGCTATACCCGTGCTACGACCTTGAATGCGCTATCCAAGCCCAGACCGCATAATCCACAACTAAGCAACAGTAATCATCTACTATCAGAACAGAACTAAGGAGCAATCATGGCATCAGCAACATACCTCTCGAACCCAGTCCTCACGATCAACGCCGTTGATCTGACCGACATGTGCAGCGCAGCGACATTGACCTATTTGGTTGAGGCTTTGGAAGACACCGCGTTTGGCACCAACGCGCGCACCTACACCGCAGGCCTCGTCAACAACGAAGTCACTTTGACGATGTACGCATCGTTTGCAGCAAGCGAAACCTACGCAACATTGCAGCCTTTGGTCGGCACAAAAACCACCATCACGCTCAAGCCAACATCAGCTGTGGATTCAGCAACAAACCCAAAGTTTGTTTTGACTGATTGTTACCTTGAGTCTTTGCCAATTATCAACGCATCCCTTGGCGAGTTGTCAACCTATGACATCACGTTTATGGGTGGCTCGTTGACGATTGACGTCACTAACCCGTAATTAACGGCTCCAAGCCGACATAGGAGAAACATGAAAATCAAGTTGCAGTTGAAGCGCACGCCTGACAGCGCGCCCGAGTACTACTACACAAACCTGTTTGTGGTGACAGAGTGGGAAAGACTTGAGCGCCGCAACATCCAGCAACTATCAACGCAACCGCTGTACAGCGATTACTGCTGCTGGATGCACACCATATTAAAACTTAAAGGCGAGCAGATTGGCGAGAATTGGCGCGAATGGATTAGCAAAAACCCAGAGCTGGAGATCATTCCGGTATTGGACGAGACTGACCCAAACCCTACGGACGCGGCACCTACCGCCGCCAACTAGCAGAGATTTTGGTTGCGGTCGGTTGGTGGCCCAGCAACATTGTGTTTGACGCTCGAGATGTAGTGACTGTCATTAAAGTGCTTAACGAGGCAAACAAAAAACGGAGATAACGTGGCGGAAGTATCGGCAAGGGTTGAGGTTGTAGGGCTTAAGGATGCTTTAAAGACCCTTAACAAGATTGACAAATCCTTACGCCGAGAAATTACCAAGGACTACAAAAAGATCGTCCAGCCTGTTATTGACGATGCGAACAAACTTGTGCCTACTGGCGTCCCGCTGTCTGGTATGGCGCGCAACTGGCAAACCAAATCAGGGTTTCAGATATTGCCGTGGATTCCTGGTATGAAGCAAAAGATTGCTGCCAAGATCAATACTCGAGCAATCAAGGAATACGGCGGTAACACCACGAATGTGGGCACGTTTGCTATTCAATGGAAAGGCGCGACAGGCACCATGTTTGACACGTCTATGGCTGGCTCGCTTGGCCGTGCGCTAACTGCACGCTACGGCAGTCGTTCACGAGTAATGTGGAAAGCGTACGAGCAACGCCAAAGTGATGTCATGTCCGAGATGGAACAACTGGTGAAGCGCGTCATGGAAGAAGCGAACAGAGAGACCGCGTAATGGCAATTAATATCCCGATCATTTCAGAGTTTGATGGCCAAGGAATCAATAAGGCTATTAAGCAGTTTAAGCAACTTGAAACAACATCGGAAAAAGCCCAGTTTGCTATCAAAAAGGCGGCGGTGCCGGCAGCTGCGGCGCTTGGCGGTTTGGCGTTGGCGCTTGGTGACGCAACCAAGGCCGCGATGGAAGATCAGCAGGAGCAGGCGGCATTAGCCTTAACCCTGCAAAATGTGACTGGCGCTGGCGCTGCACAGACCGCACAAATTGAAGATCAGATCAGCGCCATGTCTCGAGCGTCTGGCATTGCTGACACGGAATATCGCAAGAGCCTTGAGGCTTTGGTTCGCGGTACAAAAGATGTTGATATGGCCATGAAAGACATGAACCTTGTCATGGATATCAGCACAGCGTTGCAAACAGATTCCAGCACGGTTGCTGATGCGCTCGCCAAGGCATATCAGGGCAAC